AAGGAAAACCGCCGATATATTGGCTGCTTTGTGGCGTTCGCGGATTTTCAGCTTGATCGTTTTGCGTGAATTGTTGAGCAGTACCGACCACGGCACCCTCGTTCATGTTGATTCCGATACCATGCGCGTTTGATCCGGCTTGATTACAACCATTTTCAAAACTCGCGTTCGGTACTTCCGAGGCTCGCGCTGCTTTAGCAACTGTATCGACAAATGCTGTAGCTTCACCCATTTCAAACTCCTATGCAGCCGTAACGACTGATCGTGTAATTGTTAATAACGAACTTGGCGCGTCTTGCCAATCAGAAAGCGTGCTGCTTTCAACAAAAATACCGCCTTCGTTAATTCCCGCTGAATCTCGGACAATCTCAACTGTTAGCACATCGCCTACTTCCATTGTGATCGTGCTCTCGAACGTCAAAGGCACAACATCGTCACTATCATCTAAGACAGTGCTAAAAGAGGGGCCAGCTTGCGTGCCGTTTATCAAAGCTCGACCGAAAAGTATTGCTGCGCTGGGATTACCTTGTCTGCCGACTTGCAGCCGTAATCGAAAATTGTATTGACCAGCTTCAACGCACGTTATCGCACCGGCTGCACTTAACGTAATTTGCGGCGTAGTTTGCGCTGCACCGAAATTTATTTGTAATGGCGTATCAACGTCTGCTGGCTGCTGACTATCAAAGCTGGCTGCTGAAATAAGTTCTTCGCTGACAATCTTATAACTGCCACCGCCGCCGCTCTCTAAATCCACTTCGACGGTCGGCAACCCGATTCCGTTGCTAATTTCACCAACTTTAACTAATGCACGCTCTTGTGCGCCTTGCACTCTTAATAGAGACATAATTCACTCCTTAGTGAGACATTGACCCTGACCATGAACTGAGGCGACATGAAAAGGGCCAACGCCTCTATTCTTTACTAAGCATTCATATCAAATCGACCTTGGAACATTCGTCCCGAACAAGTCAAATTAGCAGCTAGTCCCAAAATCTGAGTTTCAGCGTCTTGATTGATTGAATATCGCTTGTTGGGCGAAAGTGGAACCATGTTGCGATCAGCATGTGGACGATAATGCAGATAGTTTGTGTTGAGGAAATAAGCCGTGCCAGCATCAGCACCACCGCCGCTCGGATTGTAAATACCACCATCTAAACACACATCAGCGTCCATGTATTTCACGGACATAAAGCCAGCATCAGCCGAGTTTGTGTTCGTAAATCTTTGATTCGCTTGCAATGATTCAAGGTAAGTTGTCCAGAATACGTTGTCACACATAATTAAATCGGGACGATCTGAACCGCGCACCAATGACGCCCAAAGCGCATTCATCAATCCCTGAATTGTTTCAGCATCTACAGACGCGCCGTTGTCGCTCACGCCATTCTGCCAAAAAGTAAATGTACTACCGTCTATTCCACCGTACGGCGCGGCTGTCGGATCAAGCGGTATCGCTGCATTTAGACCGTCAATCTGTTTACCACCGGCTGCTGTCCCATCTGAGTACAAGCCGCTTGTTACTAAGTTCGCCATTGTTGATTCAGCAACTTCTAAGCGTGCTTCGAGTAGATCGATCATCTTCTCTTTGCCGCTGTTTTGTAGCATTTCAAGACCTGAAATGATCACTGGAACCGCTGCTTGTTTAATATCAAATTCTGCGGCGCTAATTACATCGCTAACACCTACTGGTAAAAGATCGTAACCTGAATACCAACCGGCATTTGAGTTTTCAGCAAACGATAATTCTTGCAGAATTTTTGTGCCGCCAGAAAACGTCTTGATTCGACCTTTTGACGAAAGTTTTGTAAGGATTGCGTTGTTGTTGGTGACGTTATCCGCAATTTTGCGGGTACGTGATTCGATAGTTGTAGCGAGAATGTCGCTAATATTTGCGTTAGCAAAAGCCATGTGATTCTCCAATGATCAAAATAAGTTAAATGCTTTTCAGTCGCCAACGGAAACATGAACAAATTTTGACCATCTCGGAATAACTGCTACCACGGCTGGGTTATTCGTTGAAAGTGCGATATGTGAATAATACTCTCTGATCAAATATTGATCAAATATTCAATTTCAGCGTTGCGCATCGTCCCAAGCATTCGCTATCTGATCACGCATACTCATTTGTGCTGCATCAGCAACACCGCCTTGTCGTCCGTGAATACTGCTTGCGGCTGTCTGCTTGCTTGCAATAGATTGTTGATTGCCGAGCAATTCATTCTGGCGTGCGCGATCTGCTAACACCGACGATATTTGAGGATTCAGGCTGCACGCTCGATCATACGCTTCTTGCAGCGTTAAATTACGACCCTGCTTTGCCGCCATGTCTATCAAATCAGCCATGTCATTTCTGACATCGCCCAAAAACTCATTTTCCTGCGCAAACTGCTGAATTTCTGTTTGCACCTGCTGCTGATTTGCTTGTTGTTTTTGTTGCTGCATATCGCCCAGCGATTGCATCATCTGATTGACCGGCGCTAATCGCTGATCGAGCATCTTTTCGATTTCGCTATGAGGGCCATGCTGCGGCTCTTGACCTGCAAGCACGCTATCGAGCGCGTTAATATCAATGCCGTAATGCGTGATTAGCTGGCCCATTGTCTTTGCTTTGTCAGAAGCCGTACCCATACGCAAAGAGGCAACGGTATCAAATAATGACTTTATGGCATGTAGCGGTGATTGTGCGCCCTCTGCTGCCAATACTGGCGCATAAGACTGTCCTAACTGAGCAATGTAATCATGCGTTTGTCGTGCATCGGCTGTATTTGCCATTGAATCAGACATTTCTTTTTCGCGAGCAACGATTTTGCGCTGCAAAGCAGGGGGAATTTTCGACCATTGCTCACGCTCTTGTGGCCCCCAATCGAGCGGCGCTTTTATTGATTTTTTGTCGTCACCGTCTAATTCTTTTGCTGGGTCTTGTTCTTGTTGCGCTGCAACTTCCTGATCTTGCGCTTGCGCATTTTCCTGCTGACTGACAAGATTTGTATCTGCACTTTCATTATCGCTTTCTGAATCAAATTCACTATTTACGCCCTCGCTAGTATCTTCTGATTGGATAACTTCTTGCTCGGTTTCTGTTAGATCAACATTGCTGCTTACTATTGCTGCTTCAAAATCATCTCTCATTGTGCTCATAATTGCGCCTCTCAATTAATACTTAATACTTAATACCTAACACTTAATATGTGCTATTTATTACTTTTACCATTTGCCATTTTTACGAAAAGCATCTGCGAGTAATTGCTTGCGTTCTTCTTTTGCTTTTCTGGTCTTGCCCGTTCGATCTGCATCTTGCTCTTTTTTCTTTTTAGCAAAATAGTTGTCGCCATAGTCTCGATAATCAGTCACACCATGCTCGGCATTATGTTTGCGCAACTTCGAGCGATCTGTAATAACTTGACCATCGATAGGTGATACAAATTCATCGAGTGGCTTTAAAATTTGCGGTGCGTCTGCATCTGCATACTTCAACGCATAAAATTCATCTTTTGGTATCAGCTCGCGACTCTCTTTGTCATAAACCCACGACCCGCGTTGTATCGGTTTATCACCAAAAATGTCGTCGTAATTATCTTTGTACGTTTCCGTATTATTCATTTTGCGACCCGCTCTGCATTAATTGCTGCAATAAATCTCGATTTTTACTGACTGCATCTGCGTTAGATTTTTCTGATAGCTCTTTTATGCGCAAGGCTGTTTTCGCGGCTTCTGCTTCAATCGATTGTTTCGTTTCGATAAAGTTTTTGCGTATTTCGGCTGCTGCGGCTGCATCGGTTTGTGCTAAATGGGCTTCCATCTTCGCTTGCTCAACAACAATATCCGCACGCATTTTCGTTTCGATTTCGGCAAGTTTCGCGCTCATATCTGCGTTGATTTCCATTTGCTTAGCTTGTGCTTGTGCAAATGATGTCTGTATGTCGGCGTCCATGTCCTGCTTGCGTAATGACATATCCGCTTGCGCTTTCGCTTGTATCTTCGCAAGTTCGCCCTGCTGCTTGGCTTGCTCTTTCTGCATATCGATTTGCGCTTGCATCTGCATTGCTTGTTGCGCTGGATCGGGTTGATTTTCGGCTTCCGCTGGCGGCTTCTCGGCTGCTTCTATCGCTTTATCGAGTATACCCTCGATTTCTTGCGATCCCTTGAAGCCAGCTAGACCCCATTGCAACATTTTGAGTAAGAACGGTTTTGCTGCTGGGTCTGCATCCATTAGTGGTGCCGAGGATTGCATGAACATACTTAGTGCATTGATATAATCTGTGCGCTCTGCTTTGATCTGCGCATAATCGACCATTGCCACGCTTTCTGGCCTAATTTCGATGCGTAGGCGTGCATCATCAAATTGTTTGATTAAATCAATTGCTTGCGGTAACAACTCTTTGTCTATCGAGTTTTGCATGTTTGAGTAACGCGCAATCGATAATGGATCGAAATGTTTTGCGATCACTTCTGCTTTCAGCGACATTAAATCTGACGCAAACTGCGCAAATTCATCTTGCAGTGCTTGAATGCGAATAGAGCCGAACTTGGCTTTCATATTTGACTGACCAACGCCTTCGTATTGATTATCGACGCCGCCGCGCATGATGTCGCTCATGCCGGAGATTTGCTGCAATAAGCTAATCGTTTCGTCGCGCAATCCTCGCAATTTATCAAGCGTACTGACGATATCTTGGATAGGCACCCAATCGATCTGACCTCGTATACCGCCTTTTTCTGCAAACATGGCCCAATTATCAACGGGGATCAGCGTATTATCGACGCCCTCTTTAAACACTCGTTTCAAACTTTCGCTAGACGAATCATAAACGCCGACCACTTTTACCGCGTCTGTAATCACGGATATGCGCGTTTGCAACGAATCAATCTCGTTGTATAAGTCTTGGCATAAATGATAATCGGGGGTGGGTATAAAAAGGGTCGATGTCGGGTTTGCGATAAAGAAACGAGGACAAGGGAAAAATTTAGCTAAGTTTAGAGGGTCGGGTTTGGTTTCGAGCACTTTGTCGCAACCTTTGGAGTACCAAATTACTTGTCGTTTGTCTTTGTCCCAAATTTCCCAAACTTCCGCTTTCATCCATGCCGTTTGCTTGTCGCTTTCGTCGCGTGATTCACTCTCTTTCGAGTGCTGCTGTTTTAATTCAACTTTGTCTGCAACTTCTTGACCGAACCGTTCGATAATTTCATCTTTTGTCATGTACGAACGAAATGCGACCCAACGCACCTCAGACCAAGTACGCGCCCAACTCCACAACACATCTTGAAAAAAGAAATAATCAATCGGCGCTTTTTCGCTAACGACTTTCTCGATCTGCTGACCTTGTTCATCGCTTTGCATCGCGGTTTTAAAATCGTAACGCACGCGGCCAACGCCTAATCCTGCCGTTAATCGATCTAATAGCGTTGTGCGCAACACCGTGTCGTATTCATCACTGTTATCGTTTATGTCGCAATTTAGTAGCCGCTCCATTGTCTCCGCTGCAACACGACCCACATCATCGTCTGAATCCTGATACCTGCGCGAAACATCTACTTTTGGCAAATTGCCATACAGCATCGAATTGAGAGTTGTTATGTTGCTGTGAAATAGATTAAGCCGAAAAGTATCGGAATCTTCGCGTTCGCTCTTTTTTTTAGCATCAACATAACGCGTGACAATTTTATCTGCTTGCTTCTTCCAAGGCCCTAAAGTTTTATGCGCCCCCGCTAACTCTGCTTGCCAGTATTGATATTGACCCGCTGGCGTATCTTTAAAATCGGTGCGCGACTCAATTGCACTGCCTGTCGAATTAGACATAAATCACCTTTTATAAATTGGGCGGGGTCGTATCATCCCCAACAAGAACGAAATGAATTGCGGCATGAAATGTGCCGTTTGGAGCAACGGTAAATTGTATGTTGCGAATAGACGGTCGATTATTTACTTGAGGGCCAGATAGATAGATCAGGTAATCATTTACTAGCGTTTGCAACGCTTGATCGTCAGCATCTTTCAAAAGTTTTAAATATTCGGTCTGATTTCTGCTGCCCTGATTTGGGTTTTCTATGCGCCCATACGCCAAAAAGTTAGACATCGCCGCCTCAATTGCTCAAATTTTGTTCAACTATATGCGCAAACGTCCTATGCGACAAGATTTG